TTAATTGTCTACCACGAAATGGTACAATTATTTGGCCAAGTGTTGATCCCGGTAACTGAGCTGTCTCACATAAGAAAGAAGTCAGTTCTGGATCGCCATTTGCATATCCTGGAAAGTTGATTGTAGCTTTGAAAAGGTTAGGTCTTGCCCCGCCGCCTCTTAGCTTTGATTTAAAATCATCTACGCCTAGTACTGCCATTTTCTACCTCCTTAAACCGTGCCGACGACTTCTTGGAAGTCAACGCCAGTTCTTACAGCTACAAAACTCAGTGTAACGTAGTTGATAGAACGTGCAGGCTTAATGAATATGTCTGCTTTAAATTCGTTTCTATCAATTACAGCTGCAGTGTTATTAGTAGCATCTGCTACAACTCTGAAGTCTGTTATACCTCGTCTACCTTTTACTTCTCTAAGTACTGGTTCAATGATGTTGACAAACTCTGCTCTTGTAAATTCATCGTTGAATTCAAAGAGTACTTGCTCAGCCGCTCTGCTGATAGCTCTTTCAAGTATTAAGAATAATCTTCTTACATTGATTCTATCAAAAGCTGATGCTCTTCTGAGTCCTGTCTTATCACCGAATAGTATTACGCCAGCTCCTGGAATATTTGCAATTGGATTTACACTTGCTTTATATAAGGTATCTCTTTGACCTTTAGTAGGTGTATAAGCCAATGCTGTTATGCCGAGGTACTGTCCACGTCTAGAACCTGCAGGTGAGAACCATGCCGCTCTGTTTATGTCAGTTGCCGCCATAAGACCAGCAGTTGAAGAAGCTGCAGGTATATGTATGAATTGGTCGTTAAACTTATCATATACTTTTAGAAAGTTACCGTCATTAAATAAGTATGATGATTTAGTAAATGTATCAGCTGTTGCAACTACGTTAGTTACAATGTCTGATGCAGATGTTAAACCTACCACGTCATCTCTTGCCGGTGATGCAACTACTACACAATCTTTTCTTAGTGATTGAGCTGTTGCAATTAAGTCATTAACTATAGTAGTTTGATCTGTAGTACTTACCATACTTGGTGCAATTAAGAAATCGATTTCAACTTGGTCTTTATCTTCGAAAAGATCGAAACCAGTTGCGATTTGAGATGTACCAATAGCGTTACAGTCTGATCCGCCACTAAAGTTAAATGTTATTGGTGTTTTAAAGTTAGATGCTCCTGTTGAAAGAAAGTTGTCTCCACTGTCAAGTGCAAATCTTCCGTTTATAGTTACGTTTGCAGCTACAGCAGAATCAAATCCAGCCATGTGGACGTATTCTGATCTTTCGTTAATAACATCTTTAACATATATAGAAGTACCATCTTCTGCTTTAGCATCTTTAGCTAAAGACAAGAATGAGTATCTTTCGAGTACTGCATTTTTAGTGCCGGTGAATTTACCGTCTTTATCTAAAATAATAGCATGTACTTCATCGTTAGTACCATTCTTTTTTGTTAAATAATTAGATGTTGCTGGTTTAGCATCGAATTCAGATTTAAAAGCCCAATTAGTAAATGCACTGTCGTTAGCATGACACATTTGAACCTGTATATCGTTACCTAGTGATCCTGGGTATCTACCAATAAAGGTGTGTGTAGCCGCTGTCAGTGTAGCTGCTTGTGCTTCAAAGTCTTCTTCGTTCTTTACAACTGCAGCTGTAGGTGTAACACCCGCACTGTCAGATGATTTTGATATTGCATTGTCTGCTGTTCCATCAATAGTTCTTACTACTTGAAGTGCACTTGAGTAGCGTAAAAAATATGATGCTGAATGAAAGTCTATAGTGGTTGCCGAGTCAGGAGATCCAAATCTTTCAGCTAACTCTGTTTCGTTAGCGATTAAAGTTCTTTTCTCTGCTGGTCCCCACCTAAAGTTTCCTACGATTGCGCCGGTAGTTGACTGGACATTAGGCACTCCTCCAGTCAGGTCTATCTCTTTGACAACAACCGCGGGTGATTCCGATGGTGAAAATAGTGCCATTAAATTATTCCTTATTTTTAATTACAAGTTTCATAATACGATTGATCAATTATATCTTATTTATAATATTACAGATCTCTATCATATTCGATCTGCCAAGGGTCATCTTTAGTCTCAATCTTCTGAATAAACTCAGAACCATCATCAATAAACCCAAAAGGTACTATATCTTCATTGATTTCTTTCATCTTCTGATTGAATATTATATCTTTGAGATTTAAGTCTGTTAAATTAGAAAAGTATGCTGAAGAAACAAAGTAACCGAATAAAACTAAATTCATAACTAAGTCATCGTGGTTTCCTACAGAAGCTTGAAATGTTTGGCCTTTTGCTTCAAATGTAGATATTTCTAATATTGTTTGTTCATCTACTACTTTAAGCTTACTATTTTCTAATAAATCTTTTAATGCACTACAACCTAATCTTTTAGATTTACGAGTTATTTCAATTCCTACTGCATTTGCTTTTACTGCAGATTCAACATGAACATTTTCATATTCTAAATCATAATATAAACCATTACAAACCACTCCACCTTGATCATTTGACTCAATAATGCAATAAGCTTTGTTGTAGACATTTGCGTACTTATATATAATATTAGGGAAGAGTAATGGAGATATAGTGTTATTGCGGTACACAGCAACCTGTTCAAACGGGCGAGCGCTAATATCGATTAAGGAAAAAGAAGAGTAGTCCTGTCCTCTTCCCTTTGATACATCTGCTACTAAAATATAATCATGGCCTTTGATAGGTTCTTTATATATTAATATGTCACCACCTTCTAATTTTCGAACTGGATGTGATGCTCTCAGATCTAACAATGTTTGAGCATTGATAAGTGTATCTCCAGTTCCAAAAAATGTATTACCAAACTCTTGATCAAATTGTATTTGAGAAGTATTGTTTATAGTTTCTTCTTTCCATTTTTCATCACGACCGGGTACATCGTGCCAGTCAACTCTAAAGTAACTATATTCGTTTACACCTTGAACTGCGCCTTCCCATATCTTATGAAATGTATTACCTATACCATTTGCAGTAGATGTAACTATAATTTTAGTGTCTGTACCAGATGATATAACTGGATATGTAGATGTATAAAACTCTGCAGCTCTTTCAACGAATGCAAATTCATCTAAGTATAATAAGTTAACCGATAAACCTCTTATCGATTGTCCTGATGTTGCAGCTGCAATAATTCTACTATTGTTACTAAAATCAATATTAGATTTATTCAAAGCTTTACAACCCGGTTGAAGAAAGAACGGTATATTCTCAAGCATTATTGTTATTCTTGCCAACATCTCACGAGCAGTAGCACCTTTATTAGCTAATACTGCAATTGTTTTTTCAGGTTGAAATAAAGCAAACCAAAGCAAGTAACCACATGCAGATATAGATTTACCAGATTGCCTACACGCTAAAACAACATTAAACCTATGTGCTTGAAACTTATTAAACATCTTAGCTTGGTATGGATATAATTCAAATGGAACTAAACCTTTATCCAATGAAATTATCTTTGCATATTTTTCTACAAAGTACACAGGGCTTTTCATGCACTTCGCATACTCGCGTACTTGGTCTTCCGTCCAATTTTGAACGATACCATCTTTTTTAATATTAGGATTACCTAGATAATTTTCATTTAGGTTTTGGCGTGACATCTACTAGGTCCGTATCATTCTTAAGTATTTTTTGTAATTCAGCGGTTGACCCAACAAATAAATTGTTTGTAGTATTTGCAATATTTTTTATTTCTTCTTTTCTATCTAAATCTTTTTTCTTTTTATTTAGATCCATAAGTCTATCATTAACGTCAGAAATGTTTTTAATCATTCCAGATAGAACTTCAAATGCTCGTGGATGTTCGCTCTCTCTTGCAACTTCAATCATGAGTTCAAGACTCTGCTTTCCTTTTTCCACTAATTCGTAGTATGTATCTCTTGAATACTTATAATCATTATCAACATTCTTTTCTTCAGGAGGAAAGAATTTGCTTGTATCACTCTTCATTTAATGTCACCAGTTTACGATTTTTCAAGTGTTGTTCTTCTATATGAGTTTTTGATTGTCCCATATATGCTGCAGCATGATGTTTTTCTATCATGTAATCATTGATAGATTGATCCGCATAATTAGTTGTTCTCCATAATTCACCTAGTATTCTACCAAACTTGCCAGTTGCATCTTTATGTGTTTTAAGTATTATACCAGCCGGATCATCTAACATGCCAGTTAAAAATGCTTTTGCAGCAAGTCCATATTTTTTTTCTTCTAAGTCACGAGTTCTTGATTCAGGAGTATCGATTCCGTATAATCTTACTCTTTCTTTATGCATCCAAACACCGAAACCTAAATCTATATCTACGTCTACAGTATCACCGTCTATTATTTTAACTACCTTACATCTATACTCATACATTATGCGCTATCCACTATGGTTGTTGTAAATCCAAAATCACTGTCAGCCAAACCAATTACGCTGGTAGGATTAGGTGTTACTGTTATTGTTTCAAGACCAACATCAGAATCGCTGAGTCCTGCATTTATATCAAATAATGAAGCAATACTACTACGAATAACATTGGTGTCAGCAATCGGACCGTGATAACTTATCTTCATCTCAAAGTCTATGCTGTATATTATTGTTCGTCTTTGTTCCATCGCACCTTCAAAATCATCGCTGAATGAAACACCTTGTATTATAACAGGTATATCTTCTACGAGAGTAGGATATTCAGTGCCAAAGGGTTTAATAGTTATAGAATACTGCGGATTGAATGTAGGCAGTATTTGCTCTACTATCTGCAATGCATCATCTTGCGATTTAGCATATGCATTTAACTGAAAGTTTATTGAGTATGGTACTGGTGTAAAAAACTTTTGTCTTTTATTTACATTTGCATCTGATGCAGTAGTATTGAATGTGGATAACTTTGCTAACTGTCTGGTTGCATCATATGCTATAGATGTTATTTCAAATGACATTCTTGGTAGCTTGATTGCAACTGAAGTATCATCATTTAAATTTGGATTTTCTCTAACTCTTTCAAGATACTTTTGTTTAGGTGCATAAGATAAAGGAACTTTAATTTGACTTATCACTGCACCTGATGAATTCTTTCGAATCACATATATATTATTAAACAGTCTGCCGAATAAAGCAACAGCCTTTTTAGTTTTTTCGTGATAAAAGTGTCCACCAAACATTAGTTGTTACTCGCATCTCCAAATGGGTTGTTTTCTGAAAAGTCTATGAAGTCTGTACCTGTACTAAAATCATCATTCTGTTCATTTTGAGAAAGTTGGTTATCTTCTACTACTAAATTAATAATTCCACCTGCTCCTGATTTAAGGCCTATAACTTTTTTACCTACACTAAACGTGTGGAATACACCATCATCTGCACCTGCTTGTATCAAGTGAAGTTTATCATCAGAGTCTGAATACTTAACAACTTCAGCCCTCATTTGTGTAGATCCGCTTTGAGTTAATACAGTTTCACCTACTTGGAAAGTAGTTAGTGAAGGTGAACCGAATTTAATAGTCGGGCTACTAGTGTAACCAGTTCCTGGGTTAGTAATAGTAAGACTAGTTATTCCACCACTATTGCTATCAACAGTTGAAGTTACAGAAGCACCAACACCAGATGAGTCGATTATACTTACCGATGGAGCATCGAAGTAGTTACTACCGCTATCCACTATTGTAATACCTGTAAGTTGTCCTCCAACAATCGTTGGAGTAGCTTCTGCACTATCGCGAGTATTAGTGAGTGTAAGTATATATTTGTATGCGTACTTCTTTTCAATTTCGTCTATAGTATCAACACCTGTATCTAAATTTTCTCCAGTGTATTCAAACAACTGACATCTCATTTTATAGACAGGTAAATTACTTAATTGATAAAAAGGCATCTCATGTTCTACATGAGATATTTGAAATAATGATTTAGATAATGGAAGGTATATTAAGTCACCTTCAGAAGGTCTTGTAGATGTTATTTCGTTGTCATATCTTTGTACAGTTTGTTCCCACCTTTTACGTGAAACAACAAACGTAGCTTCATCTCGTATCTCCACACCGAATCTTGTGAATAAATCTCCTTCACCCTCAAAACCTTCGGTATTTTCAATATACATTTCTATTGTATGAGATGAATTGAAACTCGATTCTGGATCATCGCCTAAGATTCTATCTTCATTGACGATATCTCTTGGCAAATAGTACACGTCTTGCCCATACATTTTAAGAGATTCTATTACAATATCTTCGTATAGGTTCTGTTCGGACTTTACCTTTTGACTGAAATATAAATTAGTTGCCATATCATCCTACGAAAAAGTCTGGTGGAACTTCTTGCTCTAATCGCATGCTTTCTCTTAATCTTTCGATCTCGCCTGTAGCATCATCGTATATCTGTCTTCCATTTAAAATAACTCCTCCTGGCAATTGCATACCTTCAAACTTTATCAAGTTCATACCCCACTGTTGTTTTATAAGAGCAGTAGTGTATTCCTTAACAAACATGTCATTGTATACTGATGTATGAGTATCTGGATCTACTTTAGTATAAACTTCAGCAACTAAAAAATCACCTTCTTTGATATCTTTATCTGAAAAATCTCCAAAAATATATAATCTGTCCTGTCTTCTTGCAAATTGTGTCTGTGGATGGCCATTAAGCTTCATATCAAGTACTGATAAATACTGTTGCATTTGTTCATAATAAGCTAAATCACCTGCAAAATTCATTAAGTCAGCAACATCATTTAGCATCATCTGGTATTTAATATCAAAAAAGTTTCTACTTGTATTAAAAGAGCTAGTTAAAGGAAGTAGTTTCGATACAAACAATATGTCTGACGATATAGGTATGTACTCATTTGATACATCAGTTGCTGTAACTTCATGCTTTAAGTACGTACGTACTGTGGCATCTGAATGATACTCTTGGTAAAATTGCAATGACTCGTCAACTCTATCTTCGAGCTGATCTTCGTCTACATTTATTTCTATTACAGGCTCGCCTAAGCGTCTTTTGCAATAATCAATTAATGTTGCACGTGAATTAGGAACTGCCATGATTGAATCCTTATTTTATTCTATTTATAAGGACTCGCTCCTAAAACATCACTGTCCCATGAGGCTTTTAACTTATCGATTGTATCTGCGCTTGTGATAGCACTTGCTGCAGGAGCATCTCTAAGTTTCTTTTTCTTAGCTACACTTGCAGTTTTAGCAGATGCATCATCGGCTTCTAATGCTTT